TTGCCACAACAGCAGTAGGGGTATTTTGCAAAAATGTACTTAACGCCAACCATGCCGCAGTATCATCTGTAACTCCATCGCCCACTGCACCAAAGTCTTTAACAGAAACAGACTCTCGTAGCTTAGCTTGAACGGTAGTAGCGACTGCACCAGTACCAGCAGGGGTGTAAACAGCTCCGTCCGAATTACTTAGCTTTCGTAACTCAGTTTGAACGTCAGTTATAAGCGCACCGGAAGCTGCGGGGGTGTACGTCACTAAATCTGCGCTAGTAGTCGCTAAAGTTACATTTTCGGCAGCTAACACGGTCACTTCAATCGTGCTTAAATTTGGTGGCGCTTGCGAGAAGGTTAATACAACCCCAGAAACGCTATAGCCTGTTTTCTCTTGATAAACGCCATCGATGTACACTTGCGTGTTGTTAACTGAAAACGGATTAGACGTTAAATTAAACGCTGTAGTTGATCCGTCTCCACGAAAATCGGATACAAAAACGGTTGTTCTGACTGTATCTGGCGAATCGAACTCGTAAAATCCTGACATAATTAATACCCGGCTGAAATTTGTGGTGTTGACCCGGCAAATTCTGCGGATCGAGCATGAAGCAGCAACCTAGTTAACGCGGTCTGATAGCTTGTCTCCCATCGGCTGGAGTCAGAACCTAAAAAGTTAGACGCCTCGACAAGACTAGCGTAAATATATAGCTGCGGAGCCATTTCAAGCAGCTCATTAGTTGGCGCTGACACTGAAAGAGGCGGGACATCTTTGTAATAGATAAAAATAAGTTTGTCGGATGCTGTCATTTGTGGAACAGGATGGAACACAAACTGACGCACCTCGCGTGCAAATATTAAGGGCGCACCCTCGGTTGTAACGTAATTCCGTAACTCCGTTAAGCTCACACGCTCTAAAGGGTTCTCGTTATAAAACGCGTATTTAAGTTCAAGAAAATCGGCGGGTATGGTTACCGCGCCATTGGCGTCCAAGACTACTGCTGCTGTCTTCTCAATAGTAGGAACGCGTACTTCTTGCGACAGCCTGTCTTCGGCCAACGCAATAAAATCTGGTATTTCTGTTGCAAGGTCTGTTCTGTTTAGCCAGTTTGCAATTGAGGCTTTGAGGCCATCATAAGTATTTAAACTCATAGTCGGCCACCGCCTGTTCTAAGGTATGCCCACTCTGGTGAATTAAGTTTCTTTTTAATTCGCTTTTGATCTTCGCGGTTAGGGGCCATCACATTAATGCCCTCTTTCATCCACTGCATTACTACTACGGAGGGGATGCTGGCAACACGGACGTTCTCGCCCATCCTTTGCCCTTCAGCTTCTTCGCGTGCGCGTTTGTTTGCAGCAAGAATACCGCTGATATCCTGAGAGTGAGATATCGTTAGACTGTCATCATTTTGATTGTGGTCTACATGTTCAAATATTTTGTCTGACATAGGTTCCTCAGAATAAAATAAAATGGACAGCCCCCGAAGGGACTGCCCGTTCTAACATTTAAGCATTCAATGCAGAAATAAGACCTGACGCCTTGTCGTTCTCACAAACAAGAGTCTGCTCAGTCAACATTTGACGCTTGTCGCTATCGCCAACCTTGGCAAGTACGATAGTCTGCATAGGACGCAGAACCGCACGAGACCAATACTCAGTGTCTAGTACAAGGCAAGTGTTAGCAGCAAGGAAACGATTCACTACTACTGAAACTTGTCCGAAAGGACTGACATAAATATTTACAGCGTTAGTGATAGTGGTTCCTGTACCAAAGTCACGCTCACGACCCGCACTCGCTGCAAAGTTAGCAACCACGACTGAGTGAGATGGAGTGACTTGTACTTGGTTTGGATCTCCGCCTTCGTTGTAAACTTTCTGCAAGACATCTAGCAATAAAGTCTCAGTGAAAGCTCTGTTAGCGCCAGCGGTGTTAGTTGTAGCTGCATTGATTTGGTTCTGTGCAGACTTTAACTGACGCGCAGTTCCAGCCGCTCCAGCAGTACCAGCTTGCAAAGCACCGACGAATGCGTGCTCTATATCACGCCGTAATTCTTTTCCTTTTTTTATGATTTGGTAACTTAATTCAGTACCTCCTCGGCCATAAGTAGCAACAGAATCAGCAGTTCCAGAAGTCTGCACAACCTTGGTAAAGATTTGGGTTGATGCATTCTTTAGCTCTGTTTGATCGACGCTAGAAGCTCCAGCATCCGCTCCTTCGACTGCGGCATTGGCGGCCACGGCTGAAAGTGAGTCTTGCTGCCATTGGTGCAAAGTAGCTGTTGCTGAACTTGTACCGATTGCAGAGGTGAAAGGAGTCATAGTAGGAGACACATCATAAATAATGTCTTCGATATCTTCTTTTTTACCTACCTGATTGTAGGTTTTGTATGTTCCGGCAATTGTAGCCATGTTGAAAATTCCTTGATTAAGAGGTTCTATTTAAGAGGGCTTGAACCGCGTCATCTACCGAACCGGATTTCTTGAGACGTTCTCGTGATTTACGATATGTCTCTTTCTTTCCTAAGTCCTTTGATTCGCTTTTCTGACCCGACAAAGTTTTTTTAGGAGATGCCTTTACTTTCTTTTGCGTCTCCGATTTAGCCCGGTCAAACTGCATAGCTTTATACATCGCCGTAATGGATCGATGATCGGTAATACCGTTGAATTCTTCGCTTGAAACGCCTAATGCGCTTTTAGCGTATTCTCCAATCGAGTAATACACATCATTGTTCCAGTTTGGGATTGTAGATTTCAGGACAGTCAGACTTTCGGCAGCTTTCTCTTTCACCAATGTCTGTTGTTGATCTTGAACTCGCTTTTGATGATCATTCGCTTGAGACTTTATAAAGTTGTAGGTCTGTTGCGTCTGTTCATACATAGCCTTCGCTTGCTTGTATTGATCAGGATTTTCAACCGCCGCTTGCTCCCAGTTCACATTGTCAAAACGTGATAGGTCTGCTCCCGATGCGGTTAAGAGGGCGCTAAGAGTGGATTCGTAAGACTTGCTTTGTTCTTCAGCGGCCTTACGCTGTTCGGCAACAGCTTGCGTCTTCTTTGTGTAATCGCCTTGGCGTAGATAACCCAGTTTAATCTCTTCAACAGACAGCTTCTCGCCATCTACCTCGATCATACCCTCAGTTACTAACTCAGGTTCCTTTTCGCTTTCTTCAGAATCTTCGTCGGTTGGGTCTTCGACCTCCTCGGACAACTCCTCTTCTTGCTCAAGTCCCTGTTCCTCGTCAATTACTTCGTCAGTAGCCTCGGTTTCAGCTACTTCTTCCTCGTTACTAGGCTCTTCGGTTTGGTCTTCTGACTCCAACACAGCCGTAAGTCTTGAGATAATGTCACTATTATCGACTTCAGTTGAGTCCGTTATGGTTTGCTCGTCTGACATCAAATTTCTCCTATTTTACTCTACTTCTTGTGGTAATGCCAAGTTATAGTTGTTTACCAGACCAGCAAGCTGCTGAACAAACATCTGACCCGCTTTGAACATCATGTAAAGCCTCTCTCGCTCTTCTGCCTGATCCGGCGGTGTTGCGAGTATTTGCTGTACTAAACTGGCATTTAATTCCTCAAACGCAGTATTAAAGGCGGCACTCTCAAGTTGTTGAACCGCTGAGTCGGCTAATTCTGCCTTCTCTCCCAAAGTTAAATCTTTGCTATCCATCATTGCAACTCCACTGGTGTGGTTGGTTAAGAGACTACTCAGCGCAGTCTCGAGGGTGGCCTTGCTAGTGTTGTGTCTTTATCTAGCTTGCCGTCTTTCCATTTCTGGAAATCATCAAACGCTTGCTTACACGTTTTTTTCTTTTGGTGTTTGTCTTTACTTGCCTTCTTAACAAACTCCTCAAGTGCTTCCTGATTTATACTCATCGCTTATCCTATGCTCACGTTTCTGTTTTGAACTCTTTCCAAAGCCAGTTCCTTCTCACTCATCTCCATGTCGTGGTTTTGCTTCTCCACATCCATCAGTAGTCGGCTGTCTTTCTCTTCCTCAACATACTCTTGCATTTGAGTGTCCATAACCATCTTGTGTTGTTCTTTCATAATGTCTAGCTCAAGCTGCCCTTCCATAACACTGACTTGTCTTGACGTAATATCCGCATTGAACTCAAGCTGTTGCTGCTGTTTTAAACCCTCTTCCTGCTGCGATTGCTGCTGCTGTTGCTGCATCTGCTGGAACTCAGGACTGTTTGGATTGAACAAGAACATGTCCGTTGATTTAATGTTCAGCAGCTCAAAGGCTCTACTGAGCATTGCGTGACGCTGTTGCGTGCCATACATGCCACCCAGAGATGGGTCTTGCGGATTCATCGTAAATTGCTGATCTAAACTCAGCAGTAACTGAGCCTCTTGCGCTTGCTCTTCAGGTGTTAACGCAACCGCCACAGACATCTCAGTGCGATCACCTAAGAATTGCGGATTAATAGGAACAAACTGACCGTCTAACTGAACCATCTTTTCTTGCTTCTCATTTTCTAAAGCAAGCTTGTAAAGATCGAACATCAACGGCTTCAAGAAGTTCTCTGCCAGATTTCTGCACATGACCATTATTCGACGGTTACTGGCATTCATAAACTGGGTGATTAAGTCAGAGCTGTTCTGCTTGCTAACAACAGTGCTGTCCATGCCGCGGGCCATACGGCTCATACCACTACGCGCTTCCTTCTCAACCTCTAAGGCTTCCATCGCCTGAAACACACCGCCCGATAAACTTGGCATGGGCATAGGACGCACGACAGATTCAGGGTTTGGCGAATTCACATCAATAACAGCGCCGACCCGGTTATCAATCAAATCCCTGGGATTCTTAACTAGCGACAAGTTCGCTACAAATCGTGAGGTGTTAGTCATAAAGGTGTGATCTACCACGCCACGCTTCAAGCTAGACTGCGTTTTCTGGATATCACATAACACATCGGCAAGGCTCATACCGTAAAAGCGGTGAGGTAAAGGGAATGGCGTGAAGTATCGGAACGGCTTCTCGCTCACCATCTCAACATCAAGTAAGGTTGTGCGGCTGTGAAGCACCTTTAAATAGACACACTTCTTTAGGTCAGAGCGATACTTTTTAAGGTACGACTCATAAATAGTGACGTACTCTCTATCGTTGTCAGACTCAAACCCGTCATCGCTTCCAAACTCATCCACCGAGTCACGCGCTATTCTGCCCTCATCGTTTAGATTATCTTCGCTTAACTTCTCAACAATCTCAGGGTCATACCCCTCACTTAATAGCTCACCGCGTGTGCGGCTTGTGCGGTGTGAGCAAAAGTCAGCATCATCCTCACCAGTGGCACGCGGTGTGATTAAAAAGTCTTCAGGCGGTATCGACTCAATGCACACCTTTGACTTGTCAATCTTCCGCGCAATCTCACCGCTGTACATGACCTGTTGAATGGCAATAGGCTGTCCGGTTTGCGGATCTTGCACTTGAGCCATAACAGCCTCTTCCGCAATCTCCATGATCGTCACAGCAGGATCGGACGCCAGCATAGAAAAACTAGCCTCATCCAAACCCTCAAACGTCTCTTCCTCATACTCGTAATAGTTTTTATAGTACCGCTTAACTATTCCAGTTTTAGCTACCAGCGCATCGTGAATCACATCGTGGAGAATTTTTGAGCCTTTGTTCTCTCTATAGAAAATATAGTTAGTCAGTGCGGTTGCCATCTTCGCTGGCACAAAGTCCTCTGAGGTTTGCGGATCAAACCGACACACGTTGCGGTCAGCGGTGAACGTCTCCATGATCATCGCTTTGACTGACTCAACCGCGTCAAAAACGTCCATAGAAACGTGCTGTGAGCGTCCGGGTCTCTCGTTCCCCATCGGCTTACCGTAGTAATACCGATAGCCTCTATCCCGCTGCTCACCTATCTCACTTTCAGCGTATGAGTCTGCGGCGCTGATGCTGTTCTCAAGCGTCGCTATAAGTTCTCTTTCGTCAATATCAGTAGTTATATTCATAACTGGTGTGGTTACCTCGACCTGTTGTCATTTGTTCACGCTCGGCTTGGTTCTGCCCAAAGCGTGTAACTGAGATGGCTGCATAACGCGTTGCGTCTATCAAATCGTCATGTTCCTTATGTATCTTTCCTTTTTTCCGGTGATACCGCCGAAACTCCTCAAACCAAGGAGCCAAATTATTGAACACCTGTAAGCGCCCAGTTCTGAATCTCTCTAACATCTCCATCAATCCGGGCTCAACGTAGTTAGTGCCGTCAGCATTTGTGAACCGCCCGATCATCAACACCCCCGCCTCTAAATACATCTCAGCCAAGGTGCGACCACTACCCTTCTCGGTGTTGTCACCGTCATGCGGATAAATAACAGGGATGTCCTTGCCACGACTCTTTATCACCGTGGCATGTACTGCGGGTATCTCGCCCTCCTTCTTATAGGCGTCATACACATAAATAGTATCGTTATCAGGGTTATAGGCCGTCCACACACAAGTAGTGGGGTGCGTTATCCCAAAGTCCACCGCCGCCAGCTTCTTATAATGCGCGGGTATCTCAAACGGCTCACACTGGATAACCTCTTCGGCTATGGGGAATACCATGCCCTCGCCAAGAACCGGAATACCTTTACTCCGCATATCCCTCTGGTATTCAGGAATGGCGGCCAATAACTGCTTACGCACATCCTTATCAAGATGCGGTGCATCCTCCCATGTAACATTCTTTAGGTACTGCCCCTGAACCGGGTGATCCATAAATTGGGACACCAACTCGGTCATCCCGTTCTCAGGGGTTAAAGTACCGACGAGGTAACCACCCTTTCCGTCATTACCTGTCGCTGTTCGCGTTAGACATTGTGGGTATATTGCGGTGTCGGTTGGTTCCTCGTCGATCCAGATATAGTCCTGACTCGATCCCATAAGGACATGCTGACCCTGAGTGTAGGACTTGAAACTTACAGTGGAGGTGTTACCAGTGGCATACCTTACAGCCACATCCCTTGGGAGCCTTGGCGTACCCATAGCCGGTGTGACTTGATAGATAAGCCTTTGCGGTATCAGTCCAGAGCCATCAAACTTACCCTCTCCAAGATAGGTGCCAATCAACTCCTTCACAATTACATCGCGAAGCTGCTCACCAGAAACACCCAAGCACCAAATCTTAGTCGGTCGGGTAAATCTAATACCCTCCCACCAATCGGGATATAAGCCTGTTAAATGGTATGCAACCTCTGCTGCTTGAGAGGCTGTTTTGCCGACGCGGTTTGCAGCCATAAGCATTCTCTGCTTATTGGTCTTGCCAGCCTTGTAAAATTCTTCTTGCCACTCATAGGGCCGGAAATAAGCTAGACGGTTTTGAGCTTTGTGGACTTTTACTATACGAATGGCTTCCGCTATTTTTTCCGCCTTATTTTTTTGCGAGGCGGTGAGCTTTGAAGCCGGTTTTTTTGAAGTCTTTCTCTCAGACGCTTTTGCCATTATTTACGCCCTATATGTAACGATATATGCCGCCATGTACTGCCCGGGGCGGGAGTCCCAATTTTGCGAAACGGGCTCAAAACCGCACAACCTGACAGGCTAGTGTGCCGAGGGCTGTACCAAATTCGTGCAAGCCATTGATATACAACACTATTCATCTTATCAAGCATAAGATAGCTTACAGGCTCGACGGGTCAACGCCCGCATCTTTCAAAGCCTGTAAGGCGCTATCGATATCGTGCGTTACCTCTATACCGCCGCTAACGTGAGCGTCTACTTCGGTGCGGTCTCGCCATCCGCCTCGATTCTTTAGATAGAATATCTGCGCTGATGTGTTGGGCTTGTCAGCCGTTGCGGATTCAAACAGGGAATTAGTGACAGCCGAGATGCCCGCTTGCTTCCCAGCCTTTAAGGTACTGCCGAATGTGTCATCGTCACGCTTACGGCGTGCAATAGTTGATACTGATATTCCTAGACTGACTGCTATCTGTTCTTCTGAAAGCCCTATCTTTGCTAGGTTATACAGCTCTTTATAATCAATGGGCTTTGTGTTCGCCAATGGTGCTACTCCTCATTACCGCGTGAATGAGGCCGATTATATCGCAATACAACCTATTGTTGTGTGTCCGATACTCTGTTGTCTAGATTGGTTGACCTAAATACAACCATAGGTTGACTATACAACGTGCAGTGTGAGACTATTACACCTCATTCACATATATAGGTAAGTAGTTATGTACATAGAACCCATCAACAAAAAGTATGCTTCGCTAGTGCGTCGCTATCTTGTGGCAGATCGTAAGCTTGTAGAAACCGAGGATGCATTGACAGCATTCAACGATTCAATTTTCGACGATGCCAAGCTATACAAAGCCGAAACCAAGAAAGAAAACACACTTAATAGGCTAATTGATAAGTGCTATTCAATTTGGGATGAATTGCCCAAGCGCGAGCAACAAAACATTGACCGACAATATAAAAATCACTTTGGCTATGGTTGCCAATTGGGGGCGCTCTAATGAATATTGATGATGGTAACAAATGTACCACGACAACGGCTGATTGGCCTTTGGAGGACGTTACTAATTGGGCTTGTATACCTCATGGTGACGGACATGTTGATCTTAATTTCTTTTATCAGGAGGATAGCGATTATAACCCCACCGGCAAAATTGTAATGGTCGTCTATCAGGCTTCTGACGATGGCTCACAAACGAACTGCGGTGACCCAGAGACATGGCGAGTATTTGACTTAGTAGAGAGACCAAAGGAGGTGACGAGTAAGTAAATCAAGCGCCTTTAATTGAGGGCGTTTTTTTGTACTTATTTACAACTAAAAGTAGGGGTCACAACAATGCGTTATTTATCAGCCAATAAGTCAAAGCCGGTTGGGTTGTCAAAAACTCGCGGCTTTATTATGTGGGAGGGCCCAAGCGTTTTGGACGGTGAGCCCATCGCAATAATTGCAACTATGAACACTAGCAATAAAAAAACTGGTGACATGGTGCAAACTTGGATTATCAGAACCGATATCAATCCGGTTGAAGCTTCCAAGGTCGGCGCGGATGTTTCTATCTGTGGCAACTGCCCACACCGACACTTCAACAAAGGCGCTTGTTATGTAAATATTGGTCAAGCACCCAACGCGGTATATAAAGGATATAAGCGCGGTATCTATCCGGCCTTTGATCTCAATCAACATGCGGCTCACTTCGCCGGTAGAATGATAAGGTTAGGCGCTTATGGTGATCCGGCGGCGATTCCGTTTGATGTCGCATCATCGATTGCATTACTGGGGTCGGGGCACACTGGATACACTCATCAAGCCTCACACAAAAACTTCGACAATCGTTTTATGTCGCTCTGCATGGTTTCTGCCGATTCACCAAAACAGGCGCTTAAATATCAGGCACAAGGCGCAAAAACTTTCCGCGTCGCGATGGTCGGGGACGCCCTTTTTGATTCAGAGATTGAATGCTTGTCGGATTCCAAGGGTATTCAATGCATCGATTGCGGTCTATGTGATGGCGTGAAAAAGAATATAGCTATCACGGTTCACGGGTCGCGATCCAATAATTTCAAATCTAATCTTATAGCGGTCGGAGGGTAAAAAAGTTCGGCAGCTTAACTTTCTGCAGCTTAAAGTTCGGCAGCTTAAAGTTCGGCAGCTTCATTTTGTCGCGGTGTCGCGGTCGGTTTGTCGCGGTTTATTTGTCGCGGTGTCGCGGTTGATTTGTCGCGGTTGATTTGTCGCGGTGTCGCGGTGTCGCGGTTAGTTTAGTTTACCTTGACCACCTCAAACCCTTACCGGCTCTACGTTTCAGAGCATTTCAGCTCCATGGTCAAGGATAGATCAAATTCTCAATTCTATCCTTGACCACCCCAAACCCGCACCGGCTCTACGTTTCAGAGCATTTTAACAAAAAAGGTCAAGGGTCAAGGTAAAATCCAACAAAACCAGTAGGATTTAAAAACACTATTTTTAGGTTTTTTTTTCCTACTGACTTTATATCTATTTACCTTGACCATTAAAGAAAAAGAGTATAAATAAGTAATAAAGTATAATAAAATCAATGACTTAAGGTGGTCAAGGTTAACATTTTCTATCCTTGACCTTACCTTGACCTTTTGGCCTATCCTTGACCACTTCAAAACCTCACCGCCTTACACCTTCAAATCATCCCCGGCTATCAATCCTAAAAACACCAGTACAAACACACAGACAAACAACATTACACACCTCACAAGTTAATGGGCGTGCATTGTAATAAGTGGTAAGGACACAACGAAATGATATAAGGCTATGAGGGTTATGCGGTGAGCGGTTAGATATATTCGTCTAAGAAGTCGCGCTTGAGAAGTTCAACAGCACCAATAACACCTGTCACTGGTATGCCATCACTATGCCAAGAGTTGGACACTTGCCCTTCACTGTCGATGGCAACGACCGCAAAGGCTTTGATGTTGTTATGCATGGAGTATTCGCAAAAGTCGGAGAGGGAATCAAGAAGAGCCTGAGAGGTTCGATCGCTCACAGGCTCTTGGGCTTTACTCTTGACCTTTGATATATCGACGATTTTCAAGTTCTTTCCTCATTTCAAACGAGCGTTGTTTATCAAGAAACATCAAGAAAGATCCCCACAAGCAGACCGCTGTAAAAGTTAACACTATTGCACCTAGTAACTGATCCATTTTAGTACCTCCTCTGGTTTAGTATACCACTACTAGTTGTATCTCTGGACACACTGACGCCCGACATGATGCCAGCGATGCGCCCCTTGACGACTTCTCTAAGCTCACCGCGCTTGTAGCGGTACATTTGGAGCATCTCATCGTTATCACGTTGCTTGCGTTCGAGCTGATGGATAAGCTCATCGAGTTCAAATAGATTCATTCGACTACCCTCACAGCTTCATAGGCAAACGCGTTGTTAATCATTGCCTCCTCTAAGGTTCCAACACCACCACTGATGATGTAGCTACGGACAAAAGACCGCATATCCTCATCGGTTGCATCCAGACTCTCTTGGAACCGATAAACCTCATCGGCATCCACTTCCACGGTAAACGCTATTCGTATTTTCATCACTCTATTCCTCATCACTTTAGTTATGCCCCCGAAGGGGCTGGGTGTTTGCTTAAGCCGAGAGTCTCTGCATAACCATATCAGCTCGAACATTAGACAAGTGTTCAATCTGAGCTTCGTACTTCTCGATCTGCAAATCTACTATAGCTAATGCTTTTTCGTTTCGTAGGTTGTTACAACGCTCTTTGCCCCAATACTCGACCATATTCTTAGCTAACAGTATGTGTGTAGTTATTGTGTTCATTTTGTAGCCCCTTGGTTAGTGCCATCCCCTTGATGACGAAGTCATTATCTCATTTATATGTTGTATCGTCAACCATAGGTTGTATTTATAACTAAAAAAAACCCCTAAGCCGTGAAGCTTAGAGGCAAAGAGAGTATCGACTAAGGGGATTTGCCGAACTCTTAGGGGTTAGTCTTCACAAGTGTCGCAATACGCCGGGTTAAACTCTTCCACATCCTCACCGCCGCACCGCCCACACTCTAAATATATAAAATTGCGTGCTACATATTGGTCGCCCATTGGCTCCCAGTTCTTCTCAATAATCTCGTGAACCTCGCTCTCATCGATCACGCCGCACCGCTCACACTTGTATCTCGTCATAGCCTTAGCTCCAAATATCTTGTCAAAATTGTCGTAAAACGCTGCCGCTGTCGGGCGCTGCTTGCTACCTTTACCCATTACTTCCACCTCGAATGCTTCTGAACGCCACCGCAGTTAGCGCACTTAACTTCAACGACATTGGGTCGAATGACGTAGGCGCAATGACAATGTTTTGTGCCTTTGACTGCTGTTAATGCACGTTTGAATGTGCATTTAAATAGGTATTTCAATCTACGCATCACCTGTCTCCCATATGTCGTCAAATACATCCTCTGTTTTGCTCTCATCGAACTCAGCCCAATCAACCTTTAAGCCGTTACTGGCATCAAAGATAAAGCGGGCTGACTCTAACGGCGCTATGTTTATAAACCGCACACGGTTCTCACCCATGCGAGCGTATTTGCCCTGCTCAAACATATTTGCGTAGCTGTTTAATTTGCGCCAAAACCCCACCTCTTTTATCGGAGACTCGTACTTGCTCCGAAGCGTTGAGCA